GCGGCGGCTCAGGCGGCATGGGATGCCAACTATGCTGCTATCCAGGCTAAAAATGCGGCAGATTATCTAGCTGTTTATGGTAAAACGCTTGATGGATCAGCACCTGTGGTAACAGCCCCAACAGTAATTGCTCCGGTAGTAACTACACCAACAGTGATAACTACCCCAACCGAACCAGTCGCTACTTCTCCAACTATTGATATATCAACGTTTGCCACGGCAGAATATACCGCAGACGGAATCAGTGCTGGCAAATACAATGATGACTATCTACGTGTAATCAATGCTAGCTCAGCGTGGAGCAGAGGATACACAGGCGCAGGGTCTAAGATTTTGATCATCGACAGCGGTATCAATGCCAATCACAATGAGTTTTTAAATAGTATCACTGATACTAAAGACTTCGTTAGATCAGCGGTTGGAATCACTGATAAAGTTGGTCACGGTACTAGCATGGCCAGTATTGCGGCAGCTAATTGGGATGGCGTTGGCGTAGCAGGTGTGGCTCCAGATGCCATGTTAGCCATTGCTAAGGTAACTGATAATACATCTTATGGGTTCAGTCAAGCTCGTCAAGCTATTACTTGGGGTACTACTATCGGTGCCGATGTAGCTAACATCAGTGCTAATACTGTATATGACTCTACTTCTAGGAAAACGTTCTACCAATTAGCAGATGGATCGTGGGCCAATAGCAGTGCTACATATAAGACTAATTATTACACTGGAAGTCGCGCAACTGGATTTTACTTAAATGAAGATCCGAAAGCCTGGGCATCAGCGTTAGGCACAAGTGAAATGGTTATCGTTAACTCAGCAGGCAATAGTGGATTGAGATATCCGGAAAATCCTGCGCCAATGGCCTATGCTACTCGTCTAGATGGAACATTATACTTAAATGGACAGATGTTAATCGTTGGAGCATATGATATCAACACTAATAGCATTGCTAGTTATAGTAATCAAGCTGGACATTTATGTCAGGGATTTAATATTGTTGCTGGTACTTGTAAAGACACCTATCGCATGAGTGACTTTTATATCCTAGCACCAGGTAATGCATTCTCTGCTAGCAAAACTGGCACAGATGTATATAATATTTCAACAGGTACCAGTGAAGCGGCAGCTGTGGTTTCGGGTGCTGTAGCGATCATCCATCAACAATGGCCATTGATGACTGGTAGTAATATTGTTAAATTATTAACTGCAACCGCTAATAAAGATCTAGTCAACTATGACCCAAATGTCATGGGTGCTGGTCTATTAGATTTAGAAAAAGCGACTCGACCATACGGTGTAGTAGGCATTCCTACTGATGGTCGCTATGGTGTTAAAACAGCACTCAGTGGCGGGTTCTCGACTAGTACATCAGGTGGGCTAGCCACACTCAGTTCATTGAGTAACGTTATGGTAACAGATGACTTTGGTCGTGATTATTATGTTAACATGAAATCGTCAGCTAATGCTAAAAGAGCCGCAGGTAATTTTAACCCTATTAGCAAGGCTAACTTCTATGAAGACTACAATCCTTATAACAAGTTAAACTACTTTACTGCTGGTGGTAAAGTCACAGCAGGAAATTATGATGTTAAAATGTCAATGAATGACTACACTCAAACAGGTCTGGTAGAGATGGGTTATACTACTAAACTAAACGATAAAACAAACTATCGTCTAGGCGTTGGCATGTTAAACGAACGTAAGGCTTGGATGGGAAATCAGATCTCAGGTATGATGGGCGAAGTTAGTGGTAGTTATACGCAGTTTATGAACTTCACTGGTGCATATAACTTAAATAAAAACTTGAGCTTATTTGGTAGTGCATGGTTAGGTTATACTCAGGCTAATCTACAGAACACAGGGTTAATTACTAATGTAGGTGCTACACAATCATACAGCTGGAACATGGGCGTGGACTATACCAAAGAGAAACATAGCGTTGGGGCTACAGTAAGTCAACCAGTGACTGTAAGCAAAGGTACTGTTGATGTTAGCGTACCAATTGGTTACTATGCGAATGGCACTATTGCCTATGATCGTTCAACTGTAAGCATTACTCCAACTGTAAATCAGTATGACATGGGAGTGTACTACAAGTACAAAACTAATACATTGAACTTGATTACCTATGGTGAGCATCAGATGAACTATCTTAATCAAGCAGGCGTAACTAATCAACAGATTGGCTTTGCACTTAACAAGGAGTTTTAATATGACATTAAAAGAAATTGCAACACAATACTTTGAAACATTCTCACGCAAGGACTTAAATGGGCTTGCGTCAATGTTTACTGACACTGTTACATTACGTGATTGGGAAAGATCAGCATCAGGTAAAGTTGATATGTTAGCTGCTAATAAATCTATATTTGATGCAGTCGATACTATCACTGTTACACCAATGGCATTATACGAAGACAGTAACACGGTAACTGCCGAAATTGAAGTTTTAGTTAATGATGATACAAGATTACTAGTAGTTGACGTAATTACATTCGAGGGTGATAAGATTTCTAGCTTACGTGCTTATAAAGGATAATTGTGAAAAAATTATATGTAGATGATCAACAGATCTGTGAATACGTTAATAAAATCTCATACCAGATGTATAAGGACAATTGGCGTCCGGACTACATCGTTGGACTTACCCGCGGAGGACTTGTTCCTGCGGTATATATGAGTCATATGTTGGATATTCCAATGGAAACACTAAAGGTAGCTCTACGTGACGGTGAAGGCGGCGAAAGCAACTGCTGGATGGCAGAAGATGCATTTGGATATTTAAGTGCTAGTAGCGTGCCTAGGCCAGCAGGCGAACCAACCAGTGATCCTGAGCTACGTAAAAACATCTTGATCTTAGATGACATCAATGATACAGGTGCTACACTAGATTGGATCGTTGAAGATTGGCAAGGTATTAATTTACCCAACGATCCGGCCTGGGCAGACATCTGGGGTAATAATGTACGCTTTGCTGTGCTATTCGATAACCTAAGCAGCAAGTTTAGTCGCAAGGTCGACTACAGTGCTGTAGAAATAAACAAAGCCGAAGAAGATGTTTGGATTGTTTATCCATGGGAGAGATAGGTTGCATTTTTTTATAAAACATAGTAAACTAATAGGATGGTTAGCTAATATCATTACCGTTGTTGGTGTTGTATTCACCAGTCTTGATGTGTATCCGCTCAACATTGCTATATTATCATTAGCCTGTGTATTTTGGGTCATAACTGGCATACTATGGAAGAAACCAGAGTTGTGGACATTGAACGCACTAATATGTGTAATTTATCTTTATGGATTGGTTAGATGAGTAAACTTAAAGTCAGTGAAATATTCTATTCAGCACAAGGCGAAGGACGCTTTATTGGTGTACCTAGTGTTTTCTTAAGAACGTTTGGTTGTAACTTTACCTGCGGTGGGTTTGGTATGAAGGATCGTACTCAGATGAGTACAGAACGTGAGTTTATTGATCCTACAAAATATCGTATATATGAAGACTTACCGTTAGTAAACACAGGATGTGATAGTTATGCGAGCTGGGATCCTCGTTTTAAGAACTTCAGTCCATTATTAGAAATTGATGCTGTGGTTAAGCGTATGCTAGATCTAGTGCCTAGCAACAGTTGGATCATGCCCAATGGTAATGATACCCATTTGGTTATCACAGGTGGAGAGCCATTGTTGGGTTGGCAACGTGCTTATCCAGATTTATTATCACATAAGGATATGTATAACTTAAAGAACTTAACGTTTGAAACGAATGGTACTCAAGAACTACATGAAGATTTTGCCAAGTATTTGAAACTATGGAATCGTGGTAGCCGTGAGATTACATTCTCAGTCAGTGCTAAACTAAGTGCAAGTGGTGAGAAGTGGGCGGACGCAATTAAACCTGAAATTGTTAAAAGCTATGAGCGTGTTGGTACAACATATCTCAAGTTTGTAGTTGAGAACCCCAGTGACTTTGATGAAGTAGATAGTGCAGTATCAGAATACAGGCGGGCTAAATTCAAAGGTGTTATATACATTATGCCAGTAGGCGGGGTGGTTAAAGTCTACGATGGTAACAAGTTTAATGTAGCTGATGAAGCTATGCGTCGTGGATATTATTATAGTCCGAGATTACATGTGGACTTATGGGGAAATTCATGGGGCAAGTAAAAGAAACACAAAAACGAACCATAGTTCGTATGATAACATATAGATTAACCGCTTGGTTATTTACTATATTTTGGACTTGGTTGATACTAGGGGACATCGCAAAATCGACAGGATTTGCTACGACCTTACATCTATTATTGAGTATTGATTACTATATACACGAACGTATATGGTTAAAAATTAAATGGGGAACTGAATGAGTTATTTGTTTACAAGTGAAAGTGTCAGTGAGGGACATCCAGATAAGGTAGCAGATGCTATCAGTGATGCTGTTTTAGATTTGATGATGCGTGAGGGAAATACTGCCTATCGTTGCGCATGTGAAACATTGGTAACAACTAATCAAGTTATCCTAGCAGGTGAATACAAAGGTATCTACAATCATCAGGAAGTTGAGAATGCTGTGCGTCGTGTCATACGTGATATCGGCTATGAGCAAGATGGATTCCATTGGGAAACTGTGGACATTAAAAATCTCATGCATGGACAAAGTGCAGACATCGCCCTAGGTACAGACACGTTTGGTGCTGGTGACCAAGGACTTATGTTTGGGTATGCTACTAATAAAACACCCAACTATATGCCACCAACTATCTACTACAGTCATAAGATTGTTCAAGCATTAACAAAATTACGCAAAGATGGTGCTACCTGGTTAGGTCCTGATGCTAAATCACAAGTGACATTAAAGTTTAACGATGATCATTCACTTAGTCACGCTACTAAGATTGTATGTTCAACTCAACATACAGAAGACACACATATTGAGACTGTACGTGCTAACGTAGAAAACATTATTAGAACTATCTTACCTGTAGAACTTATTAAAACTGACACTGAGTTTTTAATCAATCCAACTGGACGTTTTGTCATTGGTGGACCAGATGGTGACACTGGCCTAACAGGACGTAAGATTATTGTTGATACCTACGGTGGTAGTTGCCCACACGGTGGCGGTGCATTCTCAGGCAAGGATCCTACTAAGGTAGATCGTTCAGCGGCGTATATGGCCCGTTATCTTGCTAAGAACATTGTAGCCAATGGCAAGGCATCATATGCTACTGTTCAACTTGCTTATGCTATTGGTGTAGAACAACCAATGAGTGTTTACGTTGACAGTGACGGAAATAATAGTGAGCTTACTAAATGGATAATTACTAATGTAGATCTAACTCCTAGAGGTATTATTAATAGATTTGATCTGTTCCGCCCAATCTACAGTCGTACAACTAACTACGGACATTTTGGTAAAGATAATTTACCGTGGGAAGAATTAGATTTATTCAAGGAATAATATGATAAAGAAATTAATCAATAATTTATTTGGTACTAAGCCAGAACCCGCAGTTATCAAAGAACAAAAATCTAAAAAGACTCCCAAGGAGTTGGCTACAGAACGTGATGAGCCGTGGGTAGAAGTATTAAGCATGGATATCGACAAAGATAATCCAGGTAATGGTGCGTTTGAATTGGATTGGAATGACAAATTTTTATCCAATTTAATCCGTGCTGGATACCAAGGTAAAACAGATCAAGATATAGTAGACAATTGGTTCAAAGCTGTATGTCGCAATGTCATACAGGAAAATTTTGAGCAAGAACAAGCTGATCCAGAAATACGTGCTAGTAATCGCCGCGATTTAGGCGATGGAAGAACAGAAGTTAGTTGACAAAAATCAAAATAGAAAGTATAATGTTTACATGAGATACTTACTTGTAGACACTGCAAACACCTTCTTTAGAGCAAGACATTCAGCACATCGCCAAAGTGATACTTGGGACAAGCTGGGTTTTGCTATCCACGTAACCCTAGCATCAATCAATAAATCATGGCGTGATCAAAAGGCTGATCATGTTATATTCTGTTTAGAAGGACGCAGTTGGCGTAAAGACTTCTATGAACCCTATAAGAAAAACCGTAGCGTAGCACGTGCGGCATTGACTGAAAGCGAAGCAGAAGAAGATAAGTTATTTTGGGAAACCTTTGATAACTTAAAAACATTTGTCGCAGAAAAGACTAACTGTAGTGTTCTACAACACGGTGAACTAGAAGCAGATGATTTGATAGCTGGGTGGATACAAAGCCATCCAGATGATCATCACACTATCATATCCAGTGACACGGACTTCTATCAACTACTAGCAGACAACGTTAATCAATACAATGGTATCAGCGACGAGCTCCATACACTAAAAGGTATCTTTGACAAGAAAGGTAAACCAGTCATTGACAAGAAAACTAAAGAACCTAAAAAGATCCCTAACCCGCAGTTTATACTTTTTGAAAAGTGTATGCGTGGCGATCCCACAGACAATGTATTTTCAGCATTTCCAGGCGTGCGCACTAAAGGTAGTAAAAACAAAGTAGGTCTTGAAGAAGCCTACGGTGACAAAGATAAGAAAGGTTATAATTGGAATAACATGATGCTACAGCGTTGGGTTGATCACAATGGCATCGAGCATCGTGTATTAGATGACTATGAACGTAATCGTATCCTAGTTGATCTAACGGCACAACCAGATGCGATAAAGATCAAGATGGCAGAAACCATAGCGGCCGCACAAGTGCCCAAGAACATGCCCATGGTTGGTGCACAGTTTCTTAAGTTCTGTGGCAAGTATGACTTGATTAAACTCAGTGATAATGCCAGCGCGATCAGTGAATGGTTAATGGCTAGCTATCCGCAGAAAGATTTGGCATGATACATACCCCAGTTTTAGCTTTTCATATCACTAATCAATGTAATTTAAATTGTACTCATTGTCAGACCATGAGTAATTATAATTTCTCAGGGCATAGTTTATGGGAAGATCATCGTGATTATTATATAGAATGGTCAAAAAAAATTAGTTTAGATTATTTTGATATACTTGGTGGTGAACCTTTACTTAATCCCACTGTACTAGATTGGTTTACTGGAATCGCAGATCTTTGGCCAAACGCTAAAGGGAAGATAACATCTAATGGATATGCATTAAGTAAGAAAAATAAGAAATTCTACGATATCTTAAAGAATTCAAACGGAAAACATTGGTTAGAAATAAGCCATCATAATCCTGATACCATTGACTTTTTATTTAAAAAAATAAATGATTGGATTGAAGGTCCAACTACAATTAAGTATATAAACCATAGGACATGGCCGCATGCCGAAGACTATCTGACAGAAGATGAATCAGAAAAAGTCGAAATAGAACTTAAAAATAGTTATCAGAGAATACGAGGTGATGATTGGCCTGATTTAAATTCGATCAATGATTGGGACTCTTTACCAGACTGGATTAAAGAAGAATGTATACACCGCCACCATGTATCACCAACTATAATAACAAATAGCAACAGGGGATGGAAGATCGTCGATTCAAACGGGGTAATAGTTATAGTAAGATTAGCTCATGAGTTCGCGCCGGGTCCATTGATACCTAAAGAAGATCAATCAGGATTTAACTGGCATCAGAGCGATCCTAGTCTGGCACATGATGTGTGTCTTCAACGCTTCTGCCATGAATTTTATAATGGAAAAATACATAAATGTGCTACTGCGGGGCATTTTGAGGAATTCCAAAAGCAATTTAATGTTGATCTGAATGAGGTTGATTTAGCAATATTGAAAAATTATCAACCGGCAACGCTTGATATGTCAGAAGAAGAATTAACAGCTTGGTTCGGTATTATTACTGATCCAATTGCACAGTGCAGATTCTGTTCTGAAGGCGGTCAATGCACCTCAATAAAAGCCACAACAAAAAAAATATTTTTTCCAAAGAAAATAAATTAGCATGGTAGTAGATGCAAAGTTCCTAGCATTAGATTTAGAACTTAATCAACCTAGTGGTAAGATCATACAGGTTGGTGTAGCCATAGGCGATAAGAACACACGCTTTGAAGACTATGTCGTCCGTAAATGGTACATAGATCCACAAGAACCTATCAGTGAGTTTATCAATGATCTTACAGGTATAACTGATAGTGATATCCGTGCCAATGCGTATAGTCATGAGCATGTTGCCCGTGAACTAGGTGAGCTGATTAAAGAACATAAGGTATTTGTCAACCCAGTGACCTGGGGCGGTGGTGATAGTGTGGAATTATTGGCAGAATTCTGCAAAAACCATGCTGATTTCCCGCATTTTGGCCGTCGTTGGATCGATGTTAAGACCTGGTACACATACTTGATGCTGACCCGAGGTAAACAGCCTAGTGGTGGACTAAGCTCAGCAATGGGCTATTTCAAAATGCATTTCAAAGGTAAAGCGCATAGGGCAGATGTAGATGCGGCTAATACACTAGCATTATTTTTTAACCTGCTAGAACGTCAGGCCAAATTAGAAAGCATATTGGATAGTGCAAAAAATGTTTGACTTCTATCAAAAATCTAAATATAATATAGTATGACTAAAGAATTAGAAAAATTAGCAGAACAAGCAGGATTATCCGTAACAGATAATCTTGAACATTTCTATCGGCTAGTTGGGGAACGTTGTGCTGACATGTGTGGTAGCCAAGGTGATCAGAAGAACATACGTCGCCATTTTGGATTAGACTACTATGATGGTCCTAGTCATTATCAAGGTGAAAGACATCAGGAAACACAGTATAACTGGAGTAAGCATTACGTTGAGGAAAAGGAAAAGAAATAAATGGAAAAGAAACTTTGGGACAGTATAGACAGTAGCATATTAAAAAGTCTACCTAATGCCGCACGTGGATATGAACAACGTATTAATATCCCAGAATTTACATTCTTGGGCGGTGCTAATCAGCCAGACTTTGGTGATGTTACTATTTGGTTTTATGGCAAGGACAAGACTATTGAACTTAAAAGTCTTAAGCAATACATATTCCAATATCGAGATACACGTCTGAGTTATGAACGTGCTTTAGATGTAATGTATAAAGATCTTAAAGCAGTTTACGAACCAGATCGTATCCGTATAGAAATTGAATATCGTCCTAGAGGCGGAATCAGCAGTAGAATGATAGTAGACAGTGATTGGGGTCATCTAGGTGGCAGTGATCAACTTTGGCAACATCACAAGGATTAATATGGCACATATAATTGATAAAACATTTGAATTCTGTTATGGACACAGAGTTTGGACACAGAAACTAAATGGTGAATACGCGGCAGACTTGAAGTGTGCTTGTCGTCACCTACATGGACATGAAGGTAAGATGCAGGTATATCTTAAGAGCCCAACAGGTGATTTAGATCCCACTGGTATGGTAACAGACTTCCGTCACTTGGAATGGTTGAAGAAGTGGATCAACACGTATATTGATCATCAGTTTGTTATTGACAAGAATGATCCGTTATACAGTCAGTTGATTGGCGATAAAGTATTATTACCAGTGTATGTTCCAGAAACAACTCACATAGCAGGGTGGAATGTTCGTTTAGATGGTATCAAACAAGATACACCAGAGTATGAATACTTTGAAGGATTTCTAATTGTAGACTTTGTACCAACAAGTGAAAACCTATCTAGCTGGATGGCAGATCTGGTAGAAGTAAAAATGAGTAAGTTAAACGTAACCGTTGACCGCATTGATTGGTGGGAAACTCCTAAGAGCCGCAGTGTATTTTATAGATAGGAACTGATATGTCAGGGTATACTCCAGAACGTTGGGTAGTATTAGAATTTGTAGCACCAGATGAAACGATCCAAAAAGTATTCGCAGGTTGGTATGGTGGGTATTTAGATGGTGATAGTTGGAAGCTCAACAGTGGTAACAAGGCAGAACGAGAACTAGATGACCATTGGGAGTTTGATGGCTATAGTGGTAGCACTTATGTTTGCCACAAAGGTGCATACGGACTGAGTGGATATATGAGTAGTCTACTATCTGGTTGGTTAGAACAGGCTAAAAAAGAAAATATTGCAATTAACGTTTTAGATCGATACAAGAGTAAATAATGAACACCACAGTTTTTATCTTACTAGCATTATTTGGCATCAAGCATTTCATCGCCGACTTCTTGATGCAGTTTGACTATATGCTCCGTGAAAAAGGCATCTATGGTGCTACTGGTGGTGTCCATCACGCCTTGGTACATGCTAGTTGGACATTCTTAATTCTAGTGTTCTTTTGCTCTGATGCAACTATAATTATCGCACTTTCGTTTGCAGACTTTGTCTTACATTATCATATAGACTATTTTAAACAGAAATTGAATAAGGGACTTACGCCAGCAGATCGTCAGTTCTGGATTTGGCTTGGTGCAGATCAAGCACTGCATTATTTAACTTATATAGGAATTATTACCTATGCCACAACACTATGATAAAAAAGAATGTAAATTACACACAACCTGTCAGGATGCTGATTCCTGCGGAGGTACAATGATAATGTTATTAGCTAAAGCCATCGTTAAGAATAAATGTTGGATCGTCGAAGATGACAGTCATAATAAAGTTGGTACTATTATGACAAACCCACAAGGTGTAGTTTATCAACACAATCAAACTCGTGAACAATTTCCTAGTTTGAAAATGCTTAGTGACAAGTACAATATCGTTGTAGACAAGGCACCACCACGTAAAATCATCACAGAAAGCAACGATGTCTATGGGTATCCATGCGAACATAAAGCTAATAATATTCTATGGGACGTTAAGCACAAATTGCCTATCTTTACTAAAGGTACTAAAAGTAAAAGTTTCTTCTGTGCTGGGTATTATATCGTCAAGTTTAACAACGGCTGGGTTAAATCATATTGTCCCAAACTAATCACACTAAATCGCTATGCTTATGCTGGACCATATGAGTCAGCTGAAGAAATGCAAGAACATTTACGTATCGCCAATGGAGCTCTACATGGAACAACAGTTAAGCCTGCATCTGAAGAAATTTAACGATCGTGTTAAGGTTATGAATCAAACCAATGCTAAAGAACTTAATCTCTCAGCATTAGAAGCACGTAATATACACGGCGAGATTTTTGAATTACTAACAAAGATCAATGACCTTACAGAAATTAAACAAACCGCAGAAACAGAAGCAGTGGTATCAGTTGAATTTGATGGTGGCAATTTCTAATTATATATGTAGTTTATGGCATAAATAATACTAAGGAGGATCGTCTAGTGAGTCGACCAAAACCCAACGTATTATTAGAACATGTAAATAAGACAACATATAAGAGTGATCAGATCCTGAGTAGTGAAGGTATCTGGGCTGTGTTCTATGATAATCAACCTATTAATTTAAAAACACAGAATATCCTAGTAGCCTATCCTGGTCCTAAGTATAAAAAAGTATCATTTAGTAATCCAGGTCATGCACATAATCTGGCTAAAAAATTGAACGCCTTGTTTAAATCTGATAAATTCACAGTGGTATTACTAAGTGCTGGAACTCCAGTACTGGCTTAATATATGGCACGCACTGCTGACTCATTGCAAAATGTATGGCAGGCCCGTTTCCAAGAACATACCCTAAATCCATTCACTTCAGACCCCAAACTTGGTATCCGTTACCAACGCTACGATAATCCAGCGTCATGGTGGCACAATCCAGTTAATCCAGATAGCCTAAGACTAACTCGTCCAGCATTTAATATGCTGAATAAAAATAAAGAAATCAAGAATTGGCATTTTAAACTGCCTACAGAATTAGTTAATCGCAGTTATATCCAATTAGAAAAACATTTCACTAGCCCATACTATATATCTGGGCCAAAATCCATTTATGTATTCAGTGAGCAGGATTCAATCATGCTGGCCCTACATGGTAGCGATCTTCAACAATATCTTGACAATCTAGCCGGTTGATGCTATACTAGTTTTATGTTTGATTATCCAAAAATAAATTCAAAATATAATATCGTTGCTCCGGTCGGAGCCTTTGGCAATCATGTCAGATGGTTAGTTCTATTAGATGACTCATTTAAATGGAATCTTTCTACATATAATAAAGAAAAATATGAAACTTTCAAAGGATCAGATTGGCCAGCGTATGCAGACTTATTAGATAATAAGCTACAAAATATCAATATCAATATTATTGAAGAAATGGAAACCTTATTTGACATCTCTCCAAGCAATTCGTTGATCTATTTTGATAATTTAAAAAATAAATTAACTAGTATAAAAGAGAAGATATATCCCTCTACTAGAACTTGGCATAATTGGCAGGCTATGGAATGGGAGTATAGGAATATTTTAAATAAATTAGTAATTTTTGGCCATCTATATAATCAATTTGAAAATAAGGTTGTGGTTCTTGAGAGAAATGCGCAACCAGTAATAAACGAACATAATAACTTAAAAACTTTAATTTTAACCATTGATCCAACATTAGCCGTTAGATCAGTAGCAAAATTAATTCAAGACAATTACAAGAATCTATTGTTGGGCATGGAGGAATTTTATTTCAATAATCTCAAATTTCCAATAAGTTCTATAAACGAACAAAATCAAACGATCGCAAAAGAAAACCCAAATAATATTAAATTACTTGATGCTAGTATATTATTTGGTAAAACTTTAAATAAAGAATGGTATCAGGAGTTAATTGATTGGTTTGAATTAGAAGATCATTATGAACAAGCCAATTTCGTACATGGGTTATGGTTTGATGCTAGTATACGAGCAGAGAGAGAAATAATACAAGACACACAAAAATTACTTCAGGATTTACAAAAATTATATAGATCATAACAAGCATTGACTTTTATCAATTTTTCTGTTACAATGATGTTAAATAATATTAGTATCGGTATATGATTAATGTTTGAGTGGTTTACTCTAGCCCAGGCAGAAGCTCCAGAACCCGCCGATAATCTCACCAAAGCCCAAGCGGCCATAGTGACCAAAGAATGGGAACGAAACCAAGTTATCCGCTTGCGCATAGAAAAGAAATTTGCTGAGCTAGATAAAATCCCAGATCCCCACGCAGACATGTGGGATAAAGATTGGGTTAATAAGCCCTAAAATGCACTAAAAAAGTGCATTTTTTTTGGCTATTTTACACTAATTTTGGTTGACTTTTTGGTAAAATGACTGTATAATGTTTACATACAATAAGAAAACGGAGCAAAATATGACAGCAAAAACAACAGATTTACAGTGGGAAATTCAAGCCTACGGTATGACAAAAGCAGAGTTAAATCGTATGGTAAAAACGCAGGCTTTTCCAGGTCAAGAACTTATGTTTGCCGCAGGTATGTTAAGTGATGCCCAACAGGTTTTAGACCCAGAGTTTAATGCTGATGGTTGGGTTAGTCCTGACGTTTCCAACCAAGCACGTCAATATATCAACTGTGCCAAGGCCATAATGTTTGATGTCATGGACCCATCACGTCGTAAGGCAATGAAGGAGACTGTATAATGTTAACTCAATTAGATCAACTGTTAGATGCTATCAAAGCCGACTACAAGCGTTGGAGCAAGAACTTAACATCACCTCGCCAAGAGATGATCGATGAGTTTAATGCTCGTATCCGTGTTACTGAAGGTAAGAAGTATATCAAGGTCATCCAAGGTACCAGCGTATGGGGATTCATCGTTAAAGAAGACGGTGGTAAGTTCCGTAAGGGCGACATCTTGAAAGCGGCAGGTTGGAATGCTCCAGCAATGAATCAAGCCCGTGGCAACATCATAGACGGTGGTTACACTGTTCAATGGACAGGTCCTTTATACCTATGACACCACAAGAACAAGAAATCATTGATGCTATCTGGGGCGAGGATGCCTCAGAAGTGGACAAGGCAGAAGCCACACAGGTAGTAGAAGGTATCTTTGCCATGGCTGACCTTATGAAGGCCCGTATGGAGGCTGGTAAGATTGCTTACGTTCCACTAACGGATTGGTTGCACTAATGTATAAAACACTTAAAGAAATGTATGGATCTGAGGTAAAATTTACCCAGTATCTTTCTACTGATATTAACAGTCTAAACAAGATAAATGCTTTATTGGGGTTACCTACTATCACTAAAGCCATCAATGAATATCCCATTCCCGGTGGGTCAATTGATGTGGTGGGATTCACTGACAAAGGACATGCCATTGTTTATGAACACCAAGATCAGACTGGGCGAGCAGATCAAACTCATGTAGGTAAAACATCACACTATGCCAGAGTATTAAAAAATCAAGGATTGAAAGTATCAGGTGCTGTATTATTATGCGAATCAATTGATCAAATATTCCTAGACACATTTAAAGATATTCGTTGGGCGTATGAACGTCGTAGTTATAATAGCCACTGTAATGTCCATGCAGTTAAAAGTCAATGGACTGAACAAGGGGATTATGTCCCTTGTTTGTTTAAGGAACATAATGTAATAGCTAAAGAAGACAGGGCTATTGTTTATTATCGAGACTTTATAAATACCTTTGCCAAAGATTGGTCAATACAGAGAGAAGATGTCAGTGATAGTGCAAAAACTCTTTGGTTTAGAGATATCAGTAAAGGTGAGCACTATATACATAAATTAAAAAGTTGTTATAAAGTTGGTATACATTTCAATTCACCAACGGATCAAGATAAAAAATTAGTAGATCATTTAGGTGGTAGACATAATCAAACTAAGAGCACTTACGAGGTTGAATTACCGTTAACTAGTAGTGATTTTGATATATGGCTAACAGCTGAAAAACTTAAACAACAGATAAGGACACAAAATGATTGAATATGTTTTATGCTATGCTTGGGCGTTTACTTTAGGAGCATTCTTTGGAGGTGCTGTGGTTTGTTATCTATTCAACTTGAAATCTAAAGGCAGGATTTAACTTGACAAATGACCATTTTGGTGCTATAATAGTTCTACACAGTTAAATAAGAAAGGGTTAAAATGGCAGTTACAGAAAATCGTACCGTAACCAGTGATGAGGCTAGAGTAGCACTCCAACAATGTTTCAATAAAAAACGTCCAGTATTTCTTTGGGGTCCTCCGGGCATTGGCAAGTCAGAACTAGTAGCAGGTATTGCTGAAGAAATGGGTGGCTACATGATCGACTTACGCTTAGGGCAGATGGATCCAACAGATATCCGTGGTATTCCTTTTTACAATAAAGATAATGGTTTGATGGATTGGGCACCTCCGATCGACTTACCTAGTGAAGAGCTAGCCAGCAAGTATCCAGTTATCGTATTATTCTTTGATGAGATGAATTCAGCGGCACCTAGCGTGCAGGCGGCGGCTTATCAACTTATCCTTAATCGTCGTGTAGGTAAGTATAAATTACCAGACAATGTTGTTATGGTGGCGGCGGGTAATAGAGAAGGTGACAAGGGTGTTACATTTAAAATGCCTAGCCCATTAAGTAATCGTTTTGTCCATTTAGAAATGCGTCCAGACTTTGACGCTTGGCAAAAATGGGCAGTGCTCAACAATATTCATAAAGACGTTGTAGGTTACGTGTCATTTGCTAAGCAGGACTTATTTGACTTTGATCCTAAGACAGCATCACGTGCTTTCGCAACACCTCGTTCGTGGACTTTCGTAAGTCAACTGTTAGAAGATAACTTGCCAACCAATGTTGAAACAGACTTGGTAGCAGGCACAGTTGGTGAAGGTACCGCAGTAAAATTCATGGCGCATAGAAAAATAGCTGGCCAAATGCCTGACCCTAGAGAAATCCTTGATGGTAAAGTTCGTGAACTTAAAGTCAAAGAAATCTCAGCTATGTATTCTTTAACTGTGTCTATGTGCTATGAACTTAAAGACATTAACACTAACAAGAAAGAAAGTGTTAATCAAGACCAATGGCATGAGAAAGTAGATAACTTCTTCAAATTTATGATGGAGAACTTTACTACAGAACTTACTGTTATGGGTGCTCGTGTGGCCCTTACTGTTTACAACTTACCGTTCGTTCCTAACAAACTTAAAACGTTTGATGAATTCCATAAACGTTTTGGTAAGTATATCGTCCAAGCTGTGGCATAATTGAAGCTTTTCAATGTTAAGAAATTGGATAGGCGTATGACAGCCTATCCACATTTTAGCTACTATATCGAAGAGAATGTATTTAGAATCGCCCGGACCACTTGGACCAGGGCCGGAGTTGATCAGCATAAGGAAATAAACTTCTTCACTCTCAGAGAGTGGTTCTGGGAACAACTTGGACCAAGCAAGGAGTTTAGATACTGGCACTACCATTCGGCTCCAACTGTAGATAATGCAAATCGAAGCCATAACATTCATTGGTGCTGGGATACCGAGTTCGGAAAACAACGTATCTATGTCAATACTGCCGCGTTGACACTGTTTAATTTGAAATGGATGTAGATTTAGTAGCGATAAGATTTTCTAATCCGCCACACAATCCAAATTTTGGGTCTTGTTTAATAGTTTTTAGAGCATGTATTAAAAAATCGTAATCTATTGTAGGATTGTCATCGAGCCGATTTTCCTCCCACCACACATCACTCATATGACCCCAACGATCTATTTTAGATAATCCAGAATAATTAATATCCAATTCTTTACACATGTTATAATGATCTAATACTTCAAGATAGTTTTTCTTTTGTACCACAAATGATGTATTAACTCTATAGATACCCATTTTCTTCATAGCCTTTACACCATCGATTATTAATTCAAACTTACCACCACGTATAATTTTATAAGTCTCTGGAGTAGCAGCATCGAAACTAATACATACACTGAATATTTGATCTTTAATTTTTTCTAATAGGTCAAGGTTTTTCGTAATTAAATTACCATTTGAAGTTATGTTAAATTGAAAGCATTTTGGTAGATTTTCACTTTTGAAGAAATTTTGATACGCTGAACTAGCAAAAACATCACCTAATCCATCGCATTGAAACCACACTGGTTGATCAAAATCTTGATAGTCTTCTATTAGGGTATTTAATATTTTTTCAACTTGAGGATTTACTTCTTTACTCCAAATCAAACTGTTTCTACAGCTACCACATTTAAGATTACAATTCTTTTCAATTTGGACATTCATTTTGGTTGGTAATCTTGTATGCTTGACAACTGTTTTTAAATCATCAACTTGATCCAAATTCCATAATTTAGCACATTCATCTTTACGACAGAATCGAAAAGATTGATCAACGATCGAATCTCTGAATATACCAAAACTCTGATTAGAAAATATTTCTGTAAGTGGGGTTTCGATTATATTACCCATATTACTGCCCGTTTTTTCTCGGAATGTATGCCAACCGGCACAGAAACATGATGATATATCACCATTTGCATGAATGCTTATGGTATCAAATGGGGATGAACAAAATTTAGGCATAACGTATTTATTATCCCAATTTTGAGCTTGACAAAAAGGTATTTTGAGTGTATAATATACATATTAAAGTTAAAAAGCGACTAGACAAATGGCAAAAGAAAATTCAAAAGGTACCACAACTACCAAAGCTAAAAACTATGTAGGTGTAAAAACTAATCCAGAAACAGATCATATAGTTAGAGAAAAGATCGTGGGTGCTCGTATTGCCCTACTACTTAAGGCACCTTTCTTTGGTAATCTAGCTACACGTTTACAACTTGTAAACGCAGATGATTGGTGTCCAACTGCCGCAACTGACGGACGTAAGTTTTACTATAACAGTGAATTCCTTAAGAAAATGCCAGCTAAACAGTTGGAATTCCTCATGGGGCATGAGGTCCTACATTGTGTTTATGACCATATGGGACGTCGTGGTGAGCGTGATCCTCAACTATGGAACATCGCTGATGACTACTGCGTAAATCAAGACTTGTTAGATCAACGAATTGGTGAAAAGATTCCAGTTGGGTTATATGAGCCAAAATATCGTGGCTGGTCAGCTGAAGAAGTCTATGACGACTTGTACAAAAATGCAGAAAAAATAGACATTGACGATCTATTAGATAAACTATTAGATGAGCATTTAGACGGGGATGGCGACAGTGATGACGGTGAAGACGGAGACGAAAAGAAAGAAGGCAAAGGTCGTCCTAAACTAAACGATGAAGAAAAGAAACAGATCCGTGATGAGATCAAAGAAGCAGTAATGACTGCCGCTCAAACAGTAGGTGCAGGTAACTTGCCTAGTGGTGTTAAGCGTATGATCAAAGATCTAACAGCACCGCAGTTAGATTGGAGAGCACTGTTACAACAACAGATCCAAAGCACACTACGCACTGACTATACCTGGACACGTGCCTCACGTAAAGGTTGGGATATGGATGCTATCATGCCAGGTAGTGATTGGGATAAAGAGATTGATATCTGCGTAGCCATCGACACATCGGGTAGTATGTCAGAACTTATGCTTAAAGACATCCTTAGTGAAGTTAAAGGCATCATGGAGAGCTATACTAGTTTCCGCTTACACTTGTGGAGTTTTGATACAGAGGTATATCCAGAAGGTGCTAAGGTATTCACAGCTGATAACCTAGATGAAATCATGGATTGGGAACCTTTGGGTGGTGGTGGTACAGACTTTGAATCTAATTGGAAATACATGCGTGAAAATGACATACAACCCAAGAAGTTCATCATGTTCACAGATGGTTATCCATTTGGATCATGGGGCGAGCCAGACTACTGTGATACTATGTTTGTTATACACGGTAGCACTACTATCGAAGCACCGTTTGGTATTACAACCTACTATGAATTAAGCAAAGAACATGCTTAAACATGGCGAAGTTAATCCCTTAAACGTACATCAATTGAGGCGGGTTAATCATTGCCCCCCTCATTTTGAGCAGGTTATGTTTGAGCCATACGTCACAGAAAAACAAATAACAGATTGGCTTTATGAAAATCTTGAAGGGCGGTTCTACGTAGGTAATATAGATGTAGCACGCACTCCGGGCGGCAAGCCCATAGATCGTAACTTATTAGTGGCTTTTGAACTCGCTAGCGAAGCCAGCTATTTCAGCCTAGTACTGCCAAGCATAAACACTATCTAAGAAATTTTTCCACCTCTCATCTAACTGTTAAATAGAATTGTCCCCTAAGGAGAATTCTATAAATGGCGAAGAAAGAAAAACAAGTAGAGCAGACACCAGTAGATGTTGCTCCACAACAAGAACAACCAAGTTTAAACCTACAGGATCTAATCCTAGTAGCGCAGATTATACAAATTTGCTCAGCACGCGGCGCATTTAAAGCTGATGAACTAGCTAATGTTGGTAATCTATATACAAAATTAGTTGCATTTTTACAAAGCACTGGTGCGTTGACTCCAGCAGCTGAGGCAACACAACCCGAGGAAAATACAAATGCTTAAACACGTAGGCCGTCATGGCGAAAAGAAAGTTGTAGTAGCTTACAACACAGTTCCAGGTGAAGATCACATGGCACTAGTAATTTATAGCGATTCATTACCAAGTATGCTACACGATGAAGTTATGAAAGTAATCGAAAGCCCAGCTGGTCAAACTGCTAAATCACTAGCTGATGCATTATTCCGTAATATCATGCCAGACGGTAATAATACCCTAGGCGCACTACATAAAGGTGGATTCTTAAAGAAAGTACAGACTAAGCAGGTTATTTTAAAACCTAATGCTAAATCAAGTGTGCGTCTTGATGAATTAAATGATATCCTTAAAAAGATGGAAGCTGGTCAAGAAGCAGTTGATGCAATGGCTAAAATTGATGCAGGCCGTGGCTATGCTGATCCTAGCAAAAACATTGGTCGCGAACTGGGCGAACCTAAAAAGGTAGCTGAATCTGCGGTAAATACTAGTGGAGTACTAACTGATGCTGATCTAGCTAGCCAACGTATTGACCAAGCTACAAAAATGGAACTTCAAGCGAAGACACTACTAGCAGAAGCTAAACGATTAAAAGAAGAAGCTAGTTCATTAGCACCAAAAACAAAGGCTAAGAATGTCAGAGCAACCAAAAAAACCATCGCGTAATACTAAAGCAAAGAAACTTAATCTTAATAAGAGAAAGAGTTGGCAAGACATAGTCAACGGTGTTGATAAGCGTGAAGTACCTATCAGCGTGCTGGAACATATTTCAGTACAGCTAATAGATGGTGCTAATATTACTATCAACATCAAAGATTTGATCAGTGCCGGGCAAGATCCTCTTGAGATTGAAGCTATGTTAGACGAAAAGTTTAACGAGCTTGATCAGTATATCAAAAATGTTGATTTCTTTGTTGATATTGATAAAGTCAAAGATGCTGTACAACCCGAGACAGACAAGGTACTGAAAGGCCTATGATTTGTAGCATATTAGCTTCAACCAACTTAGGCGGAATAGGCAATAGAGGTACCTTGCCCTGGCCCAAACATACACAAGACATGATTTGGTTTAAAGAACACACTGAGAACCAAATCGTAGTCATGGGACGTAATACCTGGGATGACCCAAAGATGCCCAAACCACTACCTAATCGCGTTAATTATGTTGTCAGCAGTCGTCATGTAGATAAAGAATACCAACACCTAGTACGTTGGATTCCTAGTGATGTAGTAAATAATGTCAAACAGATCCAAAAACAAAATCCAAAACAAGACGTGTTCATCATTGGTGGTCGTCAGTTATACGATGCCACTGAACCTATCGTTGAACGTGTTTATTTAACACGCATGAAAGGAGCATGGTTTGCTGATACTCGTATCGATCTAGAACGTTATCTAGCATGTTTCCGCATCAGTGGTGTTCGTCCTGGTAACAACTGCACCTATGAAATTTGGAATCGTGTGCTGTTTTAGATTTGACCTTCCCTTAGAAAGATAGTATAATAGTAATATGAAAACTTATCTTGATGCATTAAAATTCGTTTTAGAAAATGGGCAAGTGCGTGAAGATCGTACAGGCACGGGTACCATTGGCGTTTTTGGTATGCAACAACGCTACGACTTATCCAAATCATTCCCAGCAGTAACAACCAAAAAACTAGCATTCCGTGCCTGCCTAAGCGAACTACTTTGGTTCCTCGAAGGTAGCCGTGATGAACGTAGACTATGTGAAATCTTGCATGGCACTCGCAGCTCTAGCAAGAAAACTATTTGGACGGATAATGCTACCAGCAAGTATTGGTTACCTAATGCTGAATTCATTGGAGACCTTGGACGAGTATATGGGGTCCAATGGAGAGATTTTGGTGGTGTTGATCAAGTTGTAGAACTCGTCAACAACATTAAAAAAGACCCGTATGGCCGTAGACATATTTTAACAGCGTGGAACCCAGGGCAGTTAGATCAAATGGCTCTACCGCCTTGTCATTGTTTCGCACAGTTTTATGTCTCAGCAGACGGTAAATTAAGTTGTCAGATGTACCAGCGTTCCTGCGATATGTTCTTGGGCGTGCCCTTTAACATAGCATCCTATTCCTTGCTCACACATATGATCGCGCAGGTATGTGGGCTTGAGGCAGGTGAGTTCGTTCACGTGCTTGGCGACGCACACATATATCTGAACCACGTGGAGCAGGTAAAAGAACAATTGGCACGTGAACCCTTACCGCTCCCCACCCTGTGGATTAATCCTGATGTCCAAGACATCTTAACCTTTACCATGGAGGACCTTAGATTAGATGGATACACAAGTCATGACAGCATCAAAGCGCCAATGGCGGTATGAACGTCCTCATCGTGTAAGGTTATTCAGTCACGCTATACATTTTAAGAACGCCAGCGAGTTGACTACCCGTCAGATCTATTTACAGTGTGCAGGACACTTTAGCGCCACTGATGAATATCGTTGGGTTGAAGAAAATGCTATCGAGATAGATTACTTCTTTGACGATCAAGTCACCAGCTGGCACAAGACTGTGTTGTTCTACGCAGATCTAAGTGAATTAGAATATGTTGATTATGCACTCAGATTCTTTAAGCACGGAGAGGAATGGAAATGAGATTACTTTTAATAGCATTACTAGTATTCCCTTTAACTGCCATGGCACTCTGTGAGCGTGAAGAAACCCTATATGCTAACAGTGTTAGCCTACACGTTAAAACAAAAGAACTACACGAAACCAGTAAACGATTATTTGAACATAAGCAATTAACAGCAGAACAAATGAAAGAGAGTTTCTCCCTATTAAAAAGAACATTTGACATGGTGATTAAATCGCAACACCTTTATTATGAATGTAAAACAAGGACCATGGTATGAAAGTTTATATAAGCAAATACAGAGATCATTGGCTAAGTCCATATACAATCTGTGAGAAGATCTGCTGGTGGCGTGAGATCGACTATGATGAGCCCTGGGTCCAACGTGTGGTTAAAATATTAGACCCTG